AAGTACTCAGGTATGAATACACTCAGCGTAGAATTATTGGAACGCACAAACGATCCTAACTTCTTTAATGAGCTTACAAACCAACTACAGGTTGCGTATATGAACGCAACAGATAGCGCTGTAATCTCTGCAATTAACGCTACAGGCTTTACTAGCACAGGTGTAGCAGCTACAGCTGCAGGCCTCATCTCTTACACAGCTGAAAGCACAGCCAACGTTTACAAAAACAGCGGCTACTTTGCGCAAAACTTTGTAGGCAGCACAGGTATCTACAACCTACTACTAGGTGCAGTAGATACAACTGGCCGCCCAATTTTCAACGCTTACCAGCCAAACCCTTCTGCCCTAGCTAACGCTGCAGGTATGGTTTCTAATAATTCTGTACGCGGAAATATGCTAGGCCTTGATCTGTACGTTGATCGCTTTATGACCGCAGGCGTAGCTGATAACTCAGCATTTATTCTTGCACCTGAGGCGTTTACTGTTTATGAAAGCCCACAGGCTTATATGTCAGTTAATGTTGTATCCAACCTTCAGGTACAAATTGCAATTTATGGATTTATGGCAACTATTGCCAAAATCCCTAACGGTATTTGCCGTCTAAATATCGCGTAAATAACTAATAGTGGGTAGGGCTTATTTAGCCCTTAGCCCTACTCACCTAACGTAAGGAGTACCGATATGGCCGCTACATATGTAACCGCCGCTACGCTTAAAGCTAGCCTTGGTGTCGGTACTCTCTACGATGCTTACACCTGGATAGAGGACACCTGCCAAGCTGCACAAGATCTAATAAACGGTTTTTTGTGGTTTGATAACGCGCCTGTAGTCGGCACTGCTTTAGTGTCTAATGTCGCTACAGTTATGGTTGCCAACCCTGGCATCTTTACCACGGGCCAAGCGGTAACGGTTGCTGGGGCTGGTTCAACCTTTAACGGTACGTACACAATTACTAGCACACTCCCCTTTAGCACAGGCAGCGCTAATATCTTGCCTGCCTTCAATATGCAGCTCAATTATTACCAATTCCCACAGGGCTATAGCTTTATCCAATATGCAAAAGTAGCGGCAAATCAAAACTTTAGGCGCGTACTGCCTTACGGCACTATGACAGGTGACGATACAAAAACTGCTAGCTATGCCAATACGCCAGCTATAAACGCTGCAGCGCTAATGCTTGCTGAAAATATATGGACATCTAGGTTTAGTACACAAAACGGCGGCACTAGCCTAGACGGCTACAGCCCTAGCCCCTTTAAGATGTCTAACACGCTTATGGCATCTGTACGCGGCCTTTTAGCCCCGTATTTATCACCTGCGGCTATGGTCGGCTAAAATGCCAGCGCCTATAACTACCCTACGTGCAACTATTGCCGCTGCCCTTGCAGATGCTAGTTATTCTACGTTTGCCTATCCGCCTAGCACAATGCTAGCTAACAGCGTAATAGTGGCCCCTGCAGATCCTTACCTAACACCTAGTAATAACAGCCAGGCAGGTATATCGCCTATGGCTAACTTTAAGATTATTGTAACTATCCCAATGTTTGACAATGAGGGTAACTTACAAGGCATAGAAACAACTTTTTGCACAGTATTTAACAAGTTAGCTGCTAGCGCAATCGTATTTAATGTTACGAGCGTAAGCGCCCCTAGCGTGTTAAGTGTTGCAAGCGGAGATTTACTAACAGTAGATTTACAAATATCCATACTAACGAGCTGGAGTTAAAATGGCACTAACAGATGAGGAAAAAGCGTTTTTAATCAAAATTGGCCAAGAGCTGCCAGTAGAGGTTAAAGAGACAAAAACAAAAGAGACACCTACAGAAAAGGACGAGGCATAAGCGATGGCTATTTATTTATCCAACGGTGTAGTGGTCACGCTAAACAGCGTAGCCCTATCAGATCACGTAACAAGCGCAACTATTACTAGAGCTTTTGACGAGCTAGAGGTAACAGCTATGGGCGATACAGCTCATAAGTTTGTTAAGGGCCTAGAGGCCAGCACTATTACTCTAGACTTTTTGAGCGACACAGCTGCATCTAATGTTAATGCAACTTTGCAAGCTGCTTGGGGTACAACTGTAGCCCTAACGCTAAAGCAGACAAGCGCCGCAGTATCAGCAACTAACCCGCTATACAGCACTACTGTGCTAGTTAATAACACTACAGATATTAACGGCGCTGTTGCAGATATTGCTACTCAAAGCATTACTTTTACCTGTAATTCAGTAATTGTAATTACAACTTCATAACTAACTAAGTAAAGGGGCTAACACAATGGCAAGACTCAAAATAACAAGGGCAGACGGCAGCGTATCGGATCATCAGATTACGCCACGTATTGAGTATGCCTTTGAGTTATATGCAAAAAAAGGCTTTCACAAAGCTTTTAGAGATGATGAAAAGCAAAGTGATGTGTACTGGCTAGCCTGGGAGTGTTTACGCACAAGCGGGCAAACCGTACCTATGTTTGGGGCAGAGTTTTTAGAAACCTTAGCCAAGGTTGAGGTACTAGATGATGACCCTTTGGGGTAGTGGGGCGCGGTAACTTTGGTTACCTCATAGCGCAGCTAGCCGTAGAAACGGGTATTGCGCCCCAGTACTTACTAGACCTTGATGCAGATATGTTTAAGAATATGCTCAAAGTCCTCAACGATAGATCTAAGGAGATGCAAAATGCCAACAGAGCTAGAAGGGGCCGTACAGCTTCGCGTAGCACTTAAACGTTTTGCACCTGACCTATCTAAAGAAACTCAGACACAAATGGCCGCAGCCTTAAAAACTGTCACTACAGTAGCTAAGGGTTATGTGCCTAATGACGGCCAGGTATTATCAGGCTGGACTAAAACTTTATCAGGTGCCGATAACTTTGTTTATCGCCCGTTTCCTAAGTTTAGCTCAAATGAGGCTAAAGCTGGTATTACTTATTCTACGTCACCGTCCAAACCTAATAAAAATGGCTTTGTAGCTTTAGCTCGTATTCTTAACAAGTCTGCCGCTGGCGCTATTTATGAAACCGCTGGCCGTAAAAATGCACAAGGCCAACCTAACTTTTCACAAAACGATTTTATCTATCGCACGGGCAATAATGGGCCTGGCGATTTTCAGCTGTATTACTTTGCACAAGATAGGACTACTCAGCGTAAAGGATATAATAACTCGCTTAACCCTAATGCTGGTAAGCAGTTTATAGATAACCTTAACAGTACAGGCCAGCTAGTCAATGCTCGCCCTAAAGGTTTAGTAGGTAGCCCAGGGCGCAAGTTAACTGGGCGCCTAATCTTTAGAGCCTGGGCCGAGGATAACGGGCGGGCTAATGCAGCTGTTATCAAGGCGTTAGAAAATGCCTCAAAAATGTTTTATGAGCATACAAAGCAGGCGGCGTAATGGCTACGGATCTAGTAGTAAATATAGCGAGTCAATTCTTAGGTAAAAAGGCTTTTCTAGATGCTGACAAAGCAACCAAGAAACTTACAGGCAGCGTTAAAAGTTTAGGCCGCGTATTGGGTGTAAGCCTTAGCGCGGCGGCTGTATTGGCTTATGGCAAAGCATCTGTAAAGGCAGCTAGCGAGGATATTAAGGCTCAAAAATTATTAGCTAATACCTTAAAAAATGTGGGCTTAGCTTATGCGGCTGTAGATGCTGAGGGTTTTATATCCCAAATGCAAAGCCAAACGGGTGTGCTAGATGATCAATTACGCCCAGCCTTTGCACAGTTAGCATCTGTTACTGGCTCAGTAGCCAAAACTGAAAAGCTGTTAGGTCTTGCTTTTGATGTCTCTAGTGGCAGCGGCTTAGATTACGCCTCAACTATTGACATATTAAGTCAGGCTTACGTAGGCAATACAAAAGGCCTTAGGCAGCTTAATTTAGGGCTTACACAGGCCGAGATTAAAGCTATGTCTTTCGATGATGTTATAGCTTTACTAAACGAGCGCTTTGCAGGATCAGGTAAGGCAGCCCTTAATACCTACGCAGGGCAGATGTCTTTACTCGCAGCTGCCTCATCTAATGCCTCAGAAGTTATAGGCGTAAGCCTATTAGGCGCTATTGACTCATTAACAGGTAGTGACGGCATAGCTAACGTAGGCACAGATATTACAAACGCGGCTAAGTCTTTAGCTAATTTTATAGACAGCGTTGTATATCTAAAAGAGCAGATAGCTAGCATCCCAGGTGCAGGCATAGTTAAAGGCGCTTTTGGTTTAGTCGGTAATGTATTGGGTCGCTTTAGCCCTCAACGGGCAGAGGAGTTACTTAAAGAGATACAAGGCGTAAAACCTATAAGGACTGGTTACGGCCAGCAAAGCCCAGGAGATCGCAAGGCCGCCGTAGCAGCCGATGCGGCAGCTGTGAAACGAAACAAAGAGCTAGCAGCTTTAGCCAAGTCTCAAGCTAAGAGCGCCGCCGATATTCTAAAGAAAAAGAAAGAGACAGCTGCTTTAGAAAAGGCAATGGTGGGGGCTAATCTAGCTTTAGGTAAAGGCACAGATATTTTTGATATGGATAAAATCCAACTTAATGCAGCCCTTATTGGTCAGGCTGAGGCGCTAGGCAAAGCCACTACTGGCTCACAGATACTGGCTATAGCAAACGATGTACAGCGCCTTAAAGTTAAGCAAGATATAGCCGCGCTAGAGGATGCTATAGCCTCAAAAGATGAGGCAGCCATAGTAAAGGCTACGGCCAAGCTAAACGAGGACTTAAAAATACTTAACGTTTTGCAACGCCAGGATGTAAAACTGCTTGACATAAACAGGGTCTTAGCTAGTATGAAGTCAACTGATTTAATTAACCTAGCTAACCTACAAGCTGCCCTTGACCTGTTAGCGAAGTTTAAGTTTCCTACGCTCACCTTGCCAGGTATAACTATTCCAGGTGCAGACAAAGGCGGCGACAAGGGCAATCCGTTTGTGGGTCAGCCAGTATTAGATAAATTAACAGGTAATGAGTCAATAGAAGCCATTTTAGAATACTCAGATGCCGTTACAACTTTAGCCAATGTAATGGCAGATACCTTAGATGCACAAAACTATGCAGACTTTTTATCCTTAGTAGAGTTCCAAAGAAAACTAGGAGACTTTGGCGGCTATAGTGCCAATATGAACACAGGCGCAGGCTATGGCGCAGGCAACGTAACCGTAACCGTAGTGGACAAGACAAGCGGACTCATAGAAGTAGTCCAAACGGCAGTACAAGAAAATAACAGGTTTGGCAATAACCTTAATTTTGCTGGGGCAATATGACAGTACCCGTAGTAAATGCGGTAATTAACTTTTCAACGGGCCCTAGC